CACCTGAATCAACAACCGTTGACCAGTGGGTCCAGGCATTGCCGGGCGTGGTGTTGTTTTTGCTGTTGCTTAATCTTATTAATAAATTCTTTGGATATGAGCCCAGCGGCAAGTACTTGCGCTCCTGAGTCGGCAGCCAGTGACTGGTTGCCGGTGTATTTTTGCAAACTTCGAATATATTAATAAGATGCTTGACGCTCTGAATATCTCCTGAGTCATGCCAGCGAAAATGCTTTTTCTTTTTAACTAGTGTTGTCATTGCCTCCACCCATCTCGGATGAGTCAGGGACGCCAGCCTGCGTTGCAGCGCGGCCTTCACAACTGGGAATCGATAGCGCCCGCGGCCGTCGGCGTAGCATTCAAAGCATGGTGTGCCTTCAACCTTGGCCAGGATCTGGCCAGTTTGGCAGGCGCTCGCTGGTATGTTATACGAGCCCTCAGGCATCTTGCCTGGAGCTGATAAACCACCTGTAATTCTTTCTGCTTCTTTCTTTAACATAAAATTTTATACTATATTAATCTGGCCATATTGTGACGCTTGTGGCTTGGAGCTTGGGCCTTGTGTCTTGGTTCGTGAAGGCTTGGGGCTTCCAGCTTGGAGCCATTGATCCTGATCCGTGGGCCATGCTTAGCCCAGCCGTTGCTCATGATCTTGAGCTCCAGGGCTAAGGTTGAGAGCTGTGGCCCTGATGCGTGGCTAACTTCTATTGTGAATTTTTTAGTCAAGTAGCACCATATATTGTTTGGGAAAGTTGCGGCTGAACCAGTCGCAGCCCTTCTGGACTTTGTCATAGTCTTTTAATGCTTCAGATCCGATAATTACATCGTAAACAGCTGCAGCGTAGCCAGGCACTGTTGCCTTCTCTCCGCCGAATCTATTTTCAATGACTACGTCCTTCTCTCCATCCAGGTTATAATTTGCATCCTCGAATGGGACTTTTACTTTTTTACCTTTATATATTATTTCCTTCATATTTCCTTTTTGTTAGTGTTAGCGCTGGTCCTGGACTGCCGCCCAGGACCGGTGAATGATTTGACAAATTTATCGAGCGGAAAATCATTAAACGAGCTCAGACTGTATCCTATCATCTCTGGGACTCACTGTCAAGCTTGCAGCTTGGAGCTTGTGGCTTGCAGCTTTTTTTATTTTTAATTTCTTGGCCAAGCGGCCTCATATGAATTTATAAAGCCGCGTACCGCGTGACCCCAAGTCCAACTGTGAATGCCCCGAAACAGCTCGGCACAGTTGGACTAGAGCTCAAGTTCATATTAACCCATATGCATTTCTCTTGAGAATGCATATGAGCAAACCCCTTTGCATCGTATAGCCTAGGCGCAATGCAATTAAGCTTTGTTCATATTTTAATTCATCAAGAATATAATCCACAAGCCAAAAGCGATGGCGGAAATATTTAATGCCCACAACCATTTTGGCCAAAAGGAAAAAAATTCTCTTAATGGCTTTCCATATATTATCATAAATCCTATTTAATCCTATTGACTTTAAATGTCAAGGGTGTAAGGTTATTTTTTTAACTGAAAGGATAAAACAATGAGTAGAGTAAGACTAAATCAAGAGTACCGAAACAAGATCGCAAATCGTATGCGAGTACATCTTGAACAAGAAGAAACGCAAGAGAAAGAAAAATTCTTTCAACTGCGTGAACAAATGAAACCCCTACAAGATGAAACGTGGAACTTGGCAAAAGAAATAGTAAGCCGACATTATACACCCGAAGATATTAAAATGGCTTACCATTTACAAAACAAGTTTGAGAACGTGGACACTATTGCGAAAGATAGTTGCTTTCATTTTGGTTATCAAGGTCAAGTAGAAGATCGTGATGAACACGACAAAGTAGTTATGAAAGACAAATACATTGAAAGTCATTTTGACTTTAAATTAAATGGCAATATCAATGGTAGTGAAAATAATAAGCAAAATGATTTTGCTTATGCTTATTTTCGTGATGAGTTAAAAGGCAAAGTTAATAAAGGGGAAAAATGTAACCCAGATATTAACATTGAGCAAAAATGGGGAAATGGTAGTGGCGAAGAAAATTCTTCTAATCCTCACTGGACACAAGTTGACCACGCAAATGAACGTGAACTTGGATTGACTGGTGGTCGAGATAATCAAACATCATACGCAAAACAATGGAACAATGATTATCAACTCGATTTAATTGGTCGAGAATATTGTCGAGATAGACAACTTAATTGCGATCAAAAAGAGTTTGCAATTCTTATGACTTGGCAAAGTGCAAAACAAAAACTAATCATGGCACATACTAAATGGATTGAAACTATTTTAGAACAATGCAAAGTTTTAAAAGCGGGTTTAAGAGATCATGTCTATTTAGAACAATCAATCGACATGGCTAAAAAAATGGGTTTGACAATATCTGAAACTGATATACTTGCAACTACATCAAAAGGCATTGTGGTTTCAAATACAGATATATTAAATCATTTGGCTAGTCTTAAAAATAAGACACAAACAAGAGAGGAGAAAATACTAGCAAGAATAAAATACGACCAAGCACAAAAATAGTGTATTGACATATCTGGGATATTTATGCTAATATCCCAGAATAATGAAAGGACGAACAATGAAAGAAAAACAACAATTCGATATCGGCACTTATTTTACAATTAAATACTATGCCGACAAACACAGCAAGACAATCACAAGACGAGCAAAGTTCACAAAAGAATGTGAGTATGGAACTCACAAAGTTCATGGCTTTCCATATTTCAGATACTTTGATGTTGATGCGAATGGAATTAGATGTGCATCTAAATCATGGGAAATCAGTGAGGTGAGAACATGAAAGCAATCTTTATACGCATTTTACTTTGCGCTACATTTTGTTGGCGCATTTTTAGGATTGATCATTGCAATAAATGTAAGCACTTGGCTCGGCTTATCAATGTTCGCGTTTTTCCTTGTTAAGTTTATGTTGATGATGCCAGATATTGAGAGATCAATATGAAATACTGCCAAGGTCCAATGTGTCATACTTATAAAACTAAAGACAGGATAAGAGGTAGTAAAGGCGATAAGCATTATGAAACACGCAAGCGATCTTCATTCTATTATGGCAAAGGAAACTTTTGTGATCAACGATGTATGTATGATTGGATTGATAAGCATATTGAACATGGACTTGATCACTTCGGTAGAATACATGAGCCTAAAAGAATAGCGGCTGATAGTGCGTGGTATAAATCATATAAGTATAACTATAACAATGGCAATGATAGTAACTATGATCATTACTTCGTTAATGATTTACTTGGTCAACGCATACCAATTACAGAACAACAATATGATGACAAGGACTTAACAACACCAAGTTAAATGAATTGCCACGATGCACCAGCTTCGTGGCTCTCGCAACTCGGCGCGCTAACGCGCGCCGAGTTTTTTCTTTACATCACTTATAAGATTTAATAGGATAACAATTATGACAGATAAAATAGAAGTAACTAACCCATACTCAGGACAATCAGCAATGCTGACTGAAGAAGAGAATAAGCTTTACCTATCTATTAAGTTAGCTGAGGTCGAGGAAGAATACGACATCATGCAAAAGCAATTAGATAAGTTCAGCAGATTAAATGCTAAAGCTTATATGACATTATTAGACTAGCCACTCGCTTCGCGTCGCGCGCTTCGCGCGCTCCGCGGGGCTTTCAATAGAGGTACCAAGTCCATCTCCAACTTTGCACACATACCAATGCTTAATAACCTTTAAAAAAAAGGGGTCCCAAAACTTTACCCTTTATTGCTTGATTTACACTGTCAATGGCTCTAAATTCATTATGGGTCCCCTATGCAGATAAACCTAGAAAAAATTAAAAAATTACCACCCGATGTAAAAAGAGACTTCATGAAGATGGCTTTGAAGTTAGATGAAAAGAAAAAAATTTCAAAAATTCAGAGTGATTTCCTTAGCTTCGTAAAGCATATGTGGCCAGATTTTATACAGGGGTCCCATCACAAAGTTATAGCTAAAAAATTTAATGATATGGCAGAAAACAAGGTCAAAAGATTAATTGTTAATATGCCACCAAGACATACGAAGTCTGAATTTGCTTCATCTCTATTACCGGCATGGATGATTGGGAGAAATCCTAAACTTAAAATTATCATGACCACTCACACAGGGGAACTGGCTGTAAGATTTGGAAGAAAAGCAAAAAATTTAATCGACTCGCAGGAATATCAGGAAGTTTTTAGAACCAGACTGCAGGAAGATAGTAAAGCTGCAGGAAGATGGGAAACAGCACAGGGCGGAGAATACTTTGCAGCTGGTGTTGGTGGAGCTATTACTGGAAGAGGTGCGGATCTCTTAATCATTGATGATCCACACTCGGAGCAAGACGCGATGAATGTCACTGCCTTAGAGCGAGCTTACGAGTGGTACACTTCAGGTCCAAGACAACGGTTGCAACCAGGAGGTAAAATTATTTGCGTCATGACAAGATGGAACGTTAAGGATTTAACGGGCATGTTGTTACGAGCACAAAAAGAAGCGAAAGCTGATCAGTGGGAACTCATCGAGTTTCCGGCTATTATGCCTAGTGGTAAACCAGTATGGCCGGAGTACTGGAAGCTCGACGAACTAGAAACCGTCAAGGCTTCGTTATCACTGGGTAAATGGAACGCGCAGTGGATGCAAAACCCCACCTCAGAAGAAGGTGCCATCATCAAACGAGAGTGGTGGAAGAAATGGGATCACGACCACTTGCCGAAGTTAGAGCACGTTATACAATCCTATGATACCGCCTTCATGAAAAAGGAAACGGCGGACTTTTCTGCTATTACTACGTGGGGTGTTTTCCGTGAAAATGAGGACAAGCCTGCAAATTTAATACTGGTAGATTCTTTTAAAGCACGACTGGAGTTTCCAGAGCTTCGAAGAAAAGCTCTCGAGCAGTATAAATACTGGCATCCCGAGACGGTCATCATTGAGGCTAAAGCCTCAGGACTGCCTCTGACCTATGAGTTGAGGCAAATGGATATTCCAGTTAGTAACTTTACTCCTAGCAAAGGAAATGATAAGCATGTAAGAGTAAATGTATGCGCACCGCTTTTTGAGTCGGGAATGATATGGGCGCCTGACCAGAAATTTGCAGAAGAAGTGATTGAAGAGTGCGCGGCGTTTCCGTACGGAGATCATGACGATTTGGTCGACTCGATGACGCAAGCGGTCATGCGCTTTAGGCAGGGCGGATTTTTAACCCATCCCGAAGACTATATTTTACCCAAAAAACAGCCCAGAAAAAATGAGTATTATTAATGGCAGCAAATATAATTACAAAATTCGTTTTAGGACAGTTCGCAAAGAGAAGTGCTAGAAAATCTGAAGGAATTGCTCAATTACTGAAAGCTTCAGATTCAGTCATTCAATCGAACGTTAAAAACATAGAAATTATACTCAAAAACATGGGTATTGA